TCGGGTGCTTCGTAAGGTGTATGGCCACCACCGCCTTTTTTACCGCCCATAATGTTTCTCCAATAAAAAAGCCGTTACAGTTTCCTGTGCGACTGTAATTTGTTTACGTTGTCACATCATCAAAGGTATCAATACCCTGCGAAATCAAGATAAGACTTGTCATCATTTTTCCGTAAAGCAACGGAATCGGTCTGCCTTGAGGGGTAAGATTGCGAATGTTTGAGAATGATGTGCTTTGCTGTTTTTCGCTATCACTTAATTTCGTGTTCATATCTGGTGGACGAGCAAGCATTTGCATCGCCCCTCCTAATAAAAGACTAGCTCCCATACTTCCCATCATCATCGCAGTCATCCCTTGAACCATTCCGAATCCCATTGGACCAAGCATAAAGGCGGCACCAATTAAAAGTGCACCAGCAACAATACTAAGGACACCCGATTTCCCTGCCCCCACCACCACAGGCGTAAAATGTACAGTGCAATCATCTGCAAGTGTCATTGTAGGATTGGTTTTTATCTGCTCTTCGCTTAAATAGCGTTTTCCGATTCGGACTTTGTAATAGCCTTTCCGCAAATGTTGACTCAAACCTTGAATCTGACTGAGTAGTCCGCTCATCAGCTCTTTAAAGGAACTGACTTCAAGCACTATCGGTTCGTTAGGCTCAAATCGTTTAAGATCGCCGTAAAATTTAACTCTGACCATTTCGGGTATCTCCAAATACTGTGCGTTTGTTGTAGCCAAGCGCCGTCATAAGGCACACGAGCAGATAATCGCCCCTCGCTGTGGTGTAACATCATTTGATGACCAAGGTAAATGCCTGCGTGATTAGCCACATCACTACCAATTTGCAGTAACACAATATCGCCAAGCTGGGGCTGTTCTTCAAAATCTAACCGCTCAAAGCCAAAGCGGAGCAAGTTTTCTTCATACAAGTTGCCTGATTTAAACCATTCAAATTCATAGGTCACATCATCGGGCAAATCCAATCCCGACAACATATAGGCATCAAGTAAGATATTGCGACAATCTTGCTTGTTATTCTCAAACGGACGACCAACAAGCGGTGCGATTGGGCGGAATTTTTGCAATTTTCCGTCGCAAACCAACCAAAACGGCAAATTTAACCGCACTTGACATTCTCTGTCTGCGGTTGATAGATAAGGCAAGCCCTTTTCTGTGTCTGAATCAGGGTGAGAATGAACAACCGCCACAATCTCACCTACGCTTTCCGCCCGAATCCAATCATCAGGTGAAATTTCAAAATGATTAATCGGATCGACAGCCACATTTTCACAAGGAAAATAACGCAACTCACCGCCCTTAGAAACGACAAAACCGCAACTTTCGTGCGGTTCTGAGCGTTTGGCGTGATATAAAATTTGTTCTGTAAAAGAGATATTTTGCATTATTGTATACAACCTATTTACAAGTTAAGATTTAAGCGTATACTTACTATATACAAAAAGGATAACCACAATGATTCTCTCGTTTAAACATAAAGGCTTAAAGCTATTTTTTGAAACAGGTTCAACAGCAGGTATTCAAGCTAATCACGCTTCTAAATTGCGTCTTCAACTTGCGACACTAGAGAACGCTGAAACTGTTTCTGCAATGAACTTTCCTAGTTGGGATTTACACCCATTACAAGGCAATCTTGTTGGACATTGGAGTGTCAAAGTCAATAAAAACTGGCGTTTAACCTTTAAATTTGAGAACGGTCACGCAGAAATTGTGGATTATCAAGATTATCATTAAGGAGCTGAAGAATGAGAATGTTTAACCCGCCACATCCAGGCTTATTGCTAAAAGAATACCTAGATAATGCCGACACTAGCATTACTCAAATTGCTAAACAACTTGGTGTCACTCGTGTCTGTCTATCTCGTATTATCAATGAAAAATCAGCAATAACCCCTGAAATGGCACTTCGTTTAAGTCAGCTATTGCCTAATACCACACCCAAATTATGGTTAGGTATGCAAGCAGATTTTGATTTGTGGCAATTAGAACAGCGTGCTACATTTCACATAGAACCGCTATTTGCTTAAGCCCCATACTGCGTTGTACTTGGAAAGCCCCCAAACGGTAAAATGGCGTTAGCCCCGAATCTCAGCTTGCAACCACGCAAACAGTGGGAACAAGCGTCTTTTTTCGGATCGGTTGTCGGGTTATCCTTTTCATCGGCAACAGGTCCGCCTGTGTAGCCACACTCCGCAGAGCGATATTGCCAAATACAGGTATCTGATGTAATCATCAACAACGGTATGCGAGCATTATCTGTTTCTGCGGGTAAAACCGCATATTTCACTTGTAACGGAATTTCGCTACTCTCTTGGCTACTCTCTTGACGTGGGAATTGCCTGATTTGCGTAGGATCTGCTTTCTCTCCCACAAAACGATAATTGTGATCAAGAAAATCTGATGCACTAACTAAGCGCCGAGCTTTTTGTTCATCATCAAGTTCATTCCACACATCAAAACTAGCCCTCAATTGATGGTAGCCATTTGCCTCTTCAAGGGAAACATAACTATCCGTTGGTACGTTCAGGGTCATTGTCTCCCCCTTCCGCTTGCTTTAATAATGCAATCAGCTCATCTTTCTTCGCTCCTTGTGGAATTTCCACATTTAAGGCTTTAAGTGCGGTGGTTAATTCTGGCACGGTCATCTTGTCTAATGTTTTTTGTTGAGAAGATGATTCAGGCAATGTGTGCTTTGGCAAATGCTGATAACGTTCAGGAATATCTCCACAAACCGCATCGCATTGTTCAATAAAATCCGTTGCGTGATACGCACCTAAATTTCGCAGAGTTAATCCATTTTCTTTCGCAAACTTCACATTTTCAGACGAAAAATCGTGGGTAAAATAGAGAATTTTCATTCTAAACTCCTAAAAAATAGGGCTAACCCTAATAGTTAGCCCTGCCAGCTCAATTAACGTGTTTTGATTAACACACCTGCCGTATCTTTATCAAAAGTTGCAGATTTAACCCAGTTTGTAGGCGTACCTAATGCTGAATCATTTGGCGATTTGCCACCTGCTTGCATATCCCAAGTATAACCGTGGATACCAACATTATAGGTCCACTCAGCTTGATATGTTGCAGAGATATTTTCACCGCCTGTTTTCGGTACAATCACGCTGTTAAAGTCATTATTACCACTAACAATGATTGCATTCTCCACTAAACCAAGCGTGTTATACGCCGTATTTTGCGTATCAACTAATGCTGGGCTGTCGGTAACAATAAACAAACGACCGAATGGATCACGAATTACATTGATGTTGTCATAAGTGAAAAGTTTTTCCGTATTTGTTAATGCATTATCAAATAAGCTATGCATTGTGGTTTAATGCAATGCCCAGCCTTTAATCGCACTTGAACGATCACCAAATAATGCCGCACCTTTATTCAAAGTACGGAATGTCGGTGCATTCGTTTTATCATCAAGCACGGTTTTTGTGTTACCACCAATTGCAGCAACACCAGCTAATACAGCGGTGTTCAACATATCCGCCATACGAGCTTTAGCTAATTGCTCACCAATGGTAATTGCCGCTAATTCAGGATTTTTTAAGATCCAGTGATATTGTTGTGGTTCATATTCCAACGGTGGCGTACCTGCTGCAACTTTTACCGCCACATTCAACATTTGTTGCAAACGTTTTGAGTCCACTGAACCTGAGCCATAAGCATTGCGGCGGCGAACTAAACCGCTAATTGCTTTAAAGCTAGAACGGATATCAAAATCCCCTTCCGTTGGTACATTTTGCAGAACAATAGTCCCTGCTGATGCCTCATTGAATTTTTGAATATCCTGATCAACCATTTCGGTTAATGCTGTTTGGGTCTGTTTATTAAAGACCTGTAAATCAAAAGCCATAAATTCTCCTTATGGATTTAAATAATCACTATGCTACGGATTGCATATAAGCAATTCGCTCTTCATCTGTTTTACATTCACTCAGTGATTTAGGTTTTGTTGCAGATGAACCACCTGCACCACCGCTTGAGCCAGTGCTTTTTAGAATAGAATTTTTGTTAGGGTAAGCATCCACTAAAGCCTCTAACGCCTCTTCAAAATCCGCACGTTGCCCCGGTTTTACTCGACTGAAAATTTCATTACCAAACGCATCTTTTGCCAAAATTGCACCGTTTTCATCAATGCTAAAATGCTTACCAAAGAACGCTTGAGCCACATCAACAGGCATTGCCAGTTTCTCCGTGACAAACTTAGAGCGAGCAAACGAACCGCCGATCAACTCAGTATGTAATTGACCTTGCACTTTCTCTGCTAACGCTTTGGCGTCTGCCAGTTTTTGCTCATAGCCCTTAATCACTTCTTGTTTAACCTTTTCCGCCTCACCTGCATCAATCAGTTTTTTAGCATCAAGGTTTTCCACCGTTTTTAAGGCTTCTTTTGCTTTTGCCACATCATCAATCCCGTCAAACTTTTTGAGTTCCGCTTCCGCTTTCTCTTTAGCCTCACGATGTTGCTTGTTTTCAGCATTGAGCGAAGAAATTTTTTGCATTGCTTGCGGTGCATCAAAAGGGATTTCCTTCCCGTCATCGTGGATATACACAGGTTTGCCATCTACAACCACAACATTGCCGTTTTCATCGAGTTTTAATTTCATTTGGATTTCCTTCCTAAGTGAGTTGTGTTTCTTCCGAAACGTGGATAATAAAAAACCGCACATAAAAGTGCGGTCAGTTTTTGCTTTATAAGGTTATCGGACAAAAAGCGGTAACAACGCAAGTACCGCATCTGTTAATTTAAGTAATGCGATACCCAGCACTACCGCCCAAATCGTTTTGCGTAATTCTGTTCCGCTGATATTTAATGTTTCCATTAGAAATACTCCTAGAAATCGCAAGGTAAATCGTTTATTATTCATTTAAATTTATGTCCCCTTAGTGCTTTAAGTGGATATGAAAAACCCCGAAGTGTTACAGCACCTCGGGGTTTGTTTTTACAATAAAAAACCTAGCATTTAGGCTAGGTTTGTAAGAATTGTTTAGCTTGCTGATATTTCTGCTGTCTGGCAATATCTTTTTCAGTGACTTTTGCTAGACGACTTAGATCCATATTATGAGTTAAATCAGCAATCTTGACCTTTCGAGCAATATCATTTGCTTTTACTCGTTTTAAATAAGTCTCGTATGGTTCGTCTTTACGTTTTGTTATCGCACCAATAGCATTCGCTATAACTGAGCCAAATTCAGCTTTAATTTGAGCAAGTGAAATGGTCGTATCTTCCACACTATCGTGTAACCAAGCTACCGCTAACTCATCATCAGTTGGTTGAACAAGTCCATCAGCAACAGATTGCAGATGCTCGACATAGGCTTTTCCAGCTTTATCCACTTGATTTGCATGCAACTGTTTAGCTAATAATTTAGCTTTGTGAGAAATCATTAGTGAACCTTAATAAAACGAATAGCTTCTTTTTCAGTGATCACTTTAAATGCATCAAAATCACTTACTAAAATTTTATCAGCCCAAAAAGTGCCAAACTTTTGATCCCAATCTTCTTTTTCTGGTTCATAAGTAGAAAAAGAAAGAAAATCATTTGGTATGCCTCGAATAAGCTTTTGTTGATTTTCACCAATTTTGGCTAAATAATATTGATACATTATTTCACTCCTTTTACCTTCTGAATATCTTTAGGTACTGTTAATTTCGAACTTAATATTTGCATTTTTTCATACAATTTTTTTCTCTCATCTTGAGGTGTTGCAGGATCTCTAAATTGCTCATAAAGATTATGCAATACTCCATTTTTCAAATCAAAACTTTGCTGTGTATGGTATTGTAATTCAAAAACAACATTATCCTTTTTTATCAGAGTAGTAACAAAAGTATTAACACCTTTGTAAACAGCACTATCTTTCCAAGTATTTTTTACAACAACAGTGAAGTACCCCTGCTTTTCAAGTGCCGACTGAATTTTGTCATATTGTAACACAAAGTTATTAACATCAAGAATTGCAGTGTAACGAATAACATCTTTTACGCTATTGATTGCCTGTTTCTCAGAAATACCAGCAAGAACTTCTGTTTCCACTTTTCTTTTTAGCGACTCCAAAGACTTCAGACGATATTCTAATCCAGCTGTTTTTGCACCAACAGACGAAATAATTTCCGTGATCTTTTCTGTAATCTCTGGTTCTACATCAATTGCCTTTTGCCGCAATTCTTCAATGCTATTCATAGTACTATAGCCAACGTCTAAATTATGTGTTAAGTATAAATCCTTTAATGTCAACGGTCTACCGCTCTGATCTAACATATCCGCAAAAGTAATTACACCTCTACGCCATAAGTCCGCCTTACCTTTGCCTAAAACCTGATCTTGTTGCTCTGGCGATTTGCTTTTCAACCAATTTTCGTAGTTAATCTGCTCTGATACCAGGGCAAGATCGCATCTTTCTCAAATTTATGATCTAATACACCTTAAT